CAAAATCTTGAAGCATTTTCAAAAACTAAAGTCTCACCTGCAGATATTGAAAAAGCACAGGCTCAGATTGATCAACTTGAAAAAGAAGTTCAGCAAGCAGATCAGGCTTTTATTGGATTTCAGGCAGAAGTAGGCAAAGCCAGCACAAGTTTAAAAAATACTGATAGTGCTGCACAAACAGCTCAAAAAGGGCTTAATGGTGCAAAATTTGCAGTGAATGCTCTTGTTGGCGCCATGGCTGCAATTGGTGTTGGTCTAGGTCTACGAGAGCTTGCTGAAGCTGCCGACTCATACACCAATCTATCTGTCCGTATTCAGATTGCCACTCGTGAAGGAGGGGATTTCTCTTCTGCAATGGCTGGCGTTCATCAGGTAGCACTTGCCACAAATTCTAGCTTACAGGCAACAGGTGATTTATTTACCCGACTAAATACAGTTGGTAAAGAAATGGGGATGACGCAGCAACAGGCGTTAGATCTTACTAAAACAATTACCCAAGCAATTCAGATCGGTGGTGGTTCTGCACAAGCAAGTGAAGCAGCTGTCCAGCAGTTTATTCAGGCTATGCAGGGCGGTGTACTGCGTGGTGAAGAATTTAACTCCATTATGGAGAATGGGTATGGTTTAGCTGAAGCCTTAGCCAAGGGTTTAGGGGTTACCACTGGCGAACTCCGTAAAATGGCCGAGAATGGCGAGCTTTCTTCAGAGCGCGTTATTAAGGCTGTTCAAAGCCAAGCCACCCAGATTCAAGAAACCTATAACCAATTTCCAACCACTATTAGCAACGCGTTACAGAAGATTTCTACACAGTGGCAAATTCTGATTGGGGAGATGGATCAGGCTAATGGATCAAGCGCGACAGTAGCTAATGCACTATCAATCATTGCTGACAATCTTGGAATCCTGAAAGTATTCTTTGATGATGTTGCTGAAGGTGTTGGATGGTTTCAAGACAAGTTATCAGAAATCGATCCATCTACTCTTGAAGCAATCAGAAGTACCTTATCTGCTGTCTACGATACAATTAAAACAGTCATATCAAGTTTGGCTGGGATCGCCGAAACCGCTTGGAGTGCTTTTACGTCTACCTTGGATGCTATCTCTCCATTATTTAATGCAATCCTGAATGGTAAAGAGGAAGTTAGTGGTCTAACCACCTTATTCAATATTTTTAAAATTGCACTTGGTGTGGTTTCTGATGGTGCTACCGGACTAAATATTGCTTTGAAGCTACTCCTTTCCGGTATCCAGTTTATTTCAGGCGGTATTTATGCGCTTAGTGCTTCAGTATTAGATTTTCTAGGTTTTGATGATCTGTCTGCTCAAGCACAAAACGCCTCAGATGCTTTATTCAGGCAGGCCGAAAAGAATGCATCCGAGGCAAACAGACTGGCACTTGAAAGCAAGTCAGCTACCAGGGAGGCGATTCGAGAGATTCGTCAGACTGAGGATGAAGCCAATGCGGAGCGGGTTGAAAAAGCCCAGCAAACACTGACTGAATTGAAAGCTCAGGAGGAAAAGCACAAAGCTGATTATAAGACCATCAGTGATGAGCGCATTCGACTGGAACAACAGCTATATGAAGCACGTAAAACTGGTAATCAGGCTGCGATTGATCAGGCTGTAAAAGGTCTTACTGAACTGAATGCCAAGGAAAAGGCTTATCAGGCTGAAAGTCAGAAAATCACTGAGGCTAAGATTAAAGCCGCTCAGGACTGGGTAAATGCTCAACTTGCAGCAGCAGATGGTACACAGAAAGCAGCCGATGCAGCCACTCAGAAAACACTACAAACAACCCTTGCAGCTCAAGGTTTAAAACTTGAGTTTGATGATGCTGGCAAAGCAATTGTCAAAGCCATGGGTGACGGTGCTAAGGCTACTGAGGGCGCAGTAAGCGCAGCTGATAAAGCGCGAAAATCTGCAACAGCCTTAGGCATGGATCTGGACGTTTCCTTAAATCGTGTCTCTGAAAAATTTGCCGAAAATAGCAAAAATGTTACCACCTTTGCAGCCGGCCTAGAGGATCTTGGGGTTAAGGGCAAGCAAGCTGGTAATGTTATCTATGAAGCCTGGCTGACATGGCTCCAAACAGCGAAGAGTCAGGCCGAAATTGATATGGCCAAAGCCAAGCTTCAGGAGTTTGGTGATCAAGGTAAAGTTTCGACTGGTCAGGTAGAGCAAGGCTTAATTGCGATTAAACATCAAGCTCAAGAATTGCCAGATGATATTGATCCTGTCACAGAGGCTTTTAGACGTCTTGGTATTGAGACAAAGGCGAATCTAAAACTGGCCGCTCAACAAGCTTTGATGGACTACATCACTATCCGTGATAGCGGCAAAGCAACTGCTGAAGGTGTGCAAAAGGCTTATGAAAAAGCGGCTCAGTCTGCAGCTGCATCTGGTGATGCTGGTGTCATTGCTGCAACCAATGCTGCAAATGCTGGTCGTAATCTTGAAATCCAGATTGATGAGACAGGTGTTGCCGCTGTCAAATCCATGGATGAATGGGAGAAATCCAATCACCGTGTTAAAGATTCTGCACGTGGTATTGGTGATGGATACCGCCATGCTGGCCAGATCGCACGTGAGGAGGCCAAGTCTTCAACTGAAGCCTGGGCAGAAGCAGTTGATGCTGCCTCAGCTGAATTTGACAAGGCAATGAAGCAGCAAAGCAAGGCGCTGGGTAGCTTGGATGACTATGACTCCTACAGTAAGTCCGATGTTGTCTCTATGCTGAAATCCAAGGGCTATGATGATAAGCAGGCTCAAAAGCTGGCTGGTGATATCTGGTCCAAGGCGATGGCAGCGGATCGTGATGCCAAGATGGAAAGCTACGGTCGAGGCGGTGGAGCAATGAGTACTTTAGTGAGGGGTATGTTTGACCAAGCGGCAGCTAAAGGGGTTACCACTCAAAACGGCACCAATAAGATCAACGAATTGCTTCGTAGTATTAATGTGGCTTCAACCGGTTCCAGTAGCCTGAATGACTATGCGCCGTCGATTCCTTCCGTGCCATCTGTTAGAGATGCAGGTCAACCAAGCAAAGAGGTTACCTATAATTTTGACTTCAATGGCAAGCAGATGAAATTTAGCGGGCCAGCAGGACAGGAATCTTTAATGAATGAACTTGTGAATCAGTTAAAAGTACAGGCGAGATCAACATGAAATTAATTCGCTTAGCAACATCAGAAACCGTCCCATTAGAGGACGGTTTTTTATGGCCCGATGAATTCTCATGGAAGGCTATTGAGCAAACCCAAGACTATGCGATGGATGGGACTTTAATCATTCAGGAAGGCAAAAAGAAGTCTGGCCGACCAATTACCTTGCAACCGGCAGATCCACAAATGGGCTGGATTAAGCTTCGTGAACTGCGGACTATTCTGGAATGGTCCAAGCTGCAAGGTGAAAATTTTAAACTGCAGTTTGAACAGCCGCATGACAGCCGGCAATTCACTGTCAAATTTAACCACCAGGATGGGGCTTTAGAGGCTGCACCGGTAAAAGGAATTCCAGCGGTATCACTGGATGATTACTTTAATGTGACTTTACGCTTTACGGAGTTAGACGATAGTGATTGAAACCAAGGATTTAGTAATCTACAAGTCTGAACGCTTGACTGATAACTCTGACGGCGGTGGTAAATATTCTGGTGTAGTAGTTCAGGACGGCATCAGTAATAACCTGTTTAATGATGTGTCTGAGATGGATCGAACCATGGGTGATGTATCCATGCGCAAGGTCTTTCCTGCTGTCACCACTGAAGACACTGATCTATTAATGGGTGCAACGGTCTTTGTATCTGAGTTACCAGAAGATCCAAACGTGTCAGCATTGCTTTTCAGCACCAAGAACTGGACGGACGAACGCCAGTCTGCCCAGAACCGAGTGGAGAATTATCTAGCCAAAGGTGGGCAGATTGCTGGCACGCCACTAGATACCCATTGGCAGGGCATGTCATCACTTCAGGTTGTGATGTGGCCACAAGAAGTTGAGGCATCGGTAGGCGATACCATTGTATTGATTTCAGATGAGGGTAAAGCCTTAGAGCGTGAGCAGTATGTGCGGATCACGAAAGTAGAGACACGCATTGCCAAGATGGTGATTGATAAAGAAGAGATTGAATATAAAGTTGCAACCTACGCTATCAATGACCCACTGGAAGCAGACTTTGTTGGGTTATCTGCAAAACAATGGTATGAGTTGCAGCCATCAAAAACCATTATCCGCGATACCTTGGTCGCTGATACCGGCCT